AGTGTAGAAGAATGGGTATCTATTTTAACTTGACAATCAGTATCAGCATGGCTTAAATGTAATTTTTGCTCTGGAACCGCAGTTCCAATTCCGACATTGCCTGAACCAAGAACTGTTACTAAATCTGTGCTATAATTACCAATTTTAAAGACTGTTTCACCCGAAGCTAATGCCTGATGAGTCGTACTATTTTTCTTAGAACCTCTTATTTCAACTGCCGCTACTGTATCTGTTGGGTCTGTTACTCCAATAGTACCGTAAAGTTGTATACCAATACCAGCCGCATTATCAGACATTCCACGAATTCGTACACCTCCATGATTGTCGTGCAATATTTTAGTTTCATAATAAGTATTTGTCAGTGCTAATGCTGTCATTCCATGACCAACTTCACTATCAAGTTGCATAACATTTCCATATATTGCTTCATCGTATGAGTATGTGCTACTACCGGGATTTACAGTTAAATCACCTGAAATGGTTACATCGCCAGATATTGTACCGCCTGCGAGAGATACATTTAATCTGCTATTAGATTCATCGAGAGCTGCGTTTAATGTTTCTTTTGCTGTAGCGGCGTTTATGCCTATTGTATTCCCAGAAGAATCTTCATATACTTTATTTAATACTTCTTGGGTTGTGTATTTTCTTAAGTTATCTGCCATAACTTGTGCCTATATATTATCCACCACCACCGCCTCAAAGGCATTTAATTTTTATCTTACTGCGAAAGGCCCAGAAGGGAACGAAACTGATATGTTCCTTTTATTACTTTCATTGTCACCTAATTTACTATAAAATTCTTTCATAAAATATTCTTTTTTGTCTATTTCACCATTTTGCTCTGCTAGCATTGCTTTACAATAATCAATAACTGCAAGATTAAGCATTTTATTGAGATTGATATGAGACGTAGCGGAAGGAGATTCAACTTCTACTGGTATTTGAGTAATAGATATTCTTCCTCCAACTGCCTCTGTTGTGAAACTACCAGCTACTACATCAAGTTGTCTATAACCCGTACTTACATCTACTGATATAGCAAGAATAGTATAATCACCATCATTGCTCGTAGAACCACGTACTCTAATTTTATCATCAGCTACAAATTCTGTAGTTGCCGTTGAGCCTAAGTCTATAACGTCTCTTCCACCTACACTTGTACCAGTGCCGTCTTCAAATGATATAATAATCCCACTTTCATATGAAGTTGTGGTTTCTAACTCCTCAGCTACAAATGGTTCACTTACTCTTGTATATTCTATTCTTAATCCATCAGCAATATCTTCATCTGGATACATCATTTCGTTATCGTAAGATTGGAATACACCAGATTGACTTATTCTGCTAGTGCTTGAGCCTCCTCGTAATTTATATAAGAGTATTTCCCTTCCTCTTAAATAATAGAACCATTCTTTATCTACAAAAAAACTCATGGTGAGGTATCCTCAGCTAAATAATGTGGTTGTGAAGTCATCCTTTTAATTTTTTTATACTTACTATCACTTGTATCTTTAATAGATATATTCTCTAAAGAAACTAAATCAGCGGGAAGTATATATACATTATCTGTGCTATTTACAGATTTAATTAAATCCCTTTTAGTAGATTCAACTTTCTCTTTTGTATTACTTTGTATTAAATGAATGGCATCTTTTATCCAAGCAATAGCAAGAGTTTCCTCTTTGATATTAAGACGCTCCATTACTTCTAGAACTGTCATTAATCTACCATTGCTTTAACTTCAACATAAACTGCTTCGCTCGCAGAAGTTATCATATCAAAATCATCTAAATTATCTATATTAGAACCAAATGGAGCAGTTAGAATTATTGATTGACCTGGAAAAAGTGAAATAAATCCATTAGCTGCAGCTCCCGCTACACCTATCATAACCTTTGTTGTTGATGTACTTGCTGTTGCTTTTGCTGCATCTTGATAACCGCTATGTTTAATCCATAAAAATAATGGGCTCCCTAAAGCCTCCATTTGTGTTTCTCCACTTGCAGCTGCTACACTACTTTCGTCTGTCCATGTTTGGTTATCGTCTGCGTCAAATAAAAAGTCTGCATTACTCCCTAATCCCGAAGCTAGTGCTTCGTTAGTAGCTACATCAGATAATGGAGCATCATTAGCAGCGGCATGTCTATGATAAACTGTTGCACTAGTAGCCACTTTTAATCTTGTATCTGCCATTTTTATCTCCTTTGTTGTTGATTTTGGCTCATAGTAGCTGCAATCATTTTACTATTATTTCCTATATATTGTTGTATTTCAGATTGAGCCCATTTATAGTATTTATCAGATTCTCTTTCATAATGTTGTATGTTTTGAAGCTGATTTAATTTTTTGTTAATTGCTAATTGATAATCTTGTAATTCCTGACTATGCTTTTGAAGCTTCTGGGCATCTCCAGATTCACTTAATTGCGCATTTTGTATAGATATTTTTAATTCTAACTGATACTCATTATTATCTCTATTGAATTGATTTAATTCATTTTGAATATCAGAATTATGTTTTTGCAATTTTAATGCATTTTCTTGTTGCCATTCAGATATTTGGTTACTATTATTTTGAATAATACTACTTACTTCAGCTTGATAAGATTGTAATTCTGAATTGTATTTCCCAACTAATGAACCATCTCCAGTATTTGCTTGAGAAGCATCCTGTAAAGCTATCTGCAACTTTGCTTGATATTCTGTGTTTTCTTTTGTAAAAGCAGCCTGAGATTGAGAAAGCCTTGATTGATATTCTCCAATTTGAGCTTGTATAGCTTGCACTCTAGAAGATAGCATTTCTGAATCTTCTTCAGTTGTTATCCAGTTTTCTACATCTGACCAATCTGGAGATTGCATCACTGGAGGTAAATAAGTTGGAGCAGTTGCTAATTTAGTTGTATCTACTTCAGCTCCACCAGTCGTAGATGTATCTGCGTTTATAACTGGGGGGACAGGCTTAAATGGTAAAGTCCAATCTAAAGTAGGAAAAGTAGTTAATGTTAAAATTGGTTTTACATAAGTAGGAACAGCCGTACTAAAACTTACTTCTTTGTCAGATAAAGTAGGAGAAACTGGGGGTGTTATAGAAGAGAATGAAGGAAGATTATCACTTGCTAATCTAGAAAATTCTTTTGATGTTGTATAATTAATTACAATATTTCTTAAATCAGAACTATCGTCTATCTTAGAATGGTCTACATAAAATACATATCCAGCATTACTGCCATCTGTTACAGGAGCAAAATGAACAGCTCCCTGTTTATGATACCAAACAGGATGTGTAGATGTTGCTTTTTTCAAACTCGATGAACTTAAAGCAAAAGCTGATTCAGACAATGGTATTTCTTTACAACTATATCCATTTCTTTGAACATCTATTATAGAATCAGTAGAAGTAAACGATATTGCACTTCCATCCGTAGATGCTGAAGAAGCATTTTGAGACCATTTTAATAAATCTTTTGGAATACTTGCAGCTACATATCTTTGAGCATCTTCAACGCTATTAGCGGTTGGAGTATTCCCAGAGTTCGCTAGAACTGTTGCTTGTATATCTGTTACTGCCATATAAATTCTTTAGTTTATATACAGGGGGCCGAAGCCCCCCATATATTGTTTAGTTAATCAACTTGCGATAATGTTACGCTAATCTAACTATAGATACAGCTTCAGAACCTGAAACTGCTTTTGTAACATGAACGCCCCATAATGAAGAACCTACACTAAAAGCATCGTGAGTAGTCACGGGATTTTCAATATCTGCAAATCCTACAACTGTCACTCCTGTTCCAGCAGTCATTGTGCAAGTTTCATCATCTCCAGCGGTACCAGCATTGATAAATGAAAACTGAAAAGTATCTCCAGTAACACATTTACCATCACTAGCTTTGACTTTCATCGCTGCGACTATTAAAGCCGCTGTTGGAGTAGTAACTGTCCTAGCGGCAGCTGGGTCACAAGTATGAGCAAACGAATTAACCATATCTGCAGCTACAAGAACTAAATTACCAGCTAAAGTTCCATGAGCTTTGATAGAGCTATTCTGTAACCATCCGATGTTGCCATCAGCTTTGTTTTGTCCGTATAAAGGATTAGCCATGATTCATACCTCCTATTTCCAGACCGCGTGTGCTTCGGGCATTTCCCATTGCATACCGGCCTCGGTTTGAATTAAGTCAACTCTACGGTCAACACCACTATTTTCAAGAGTCTGGACTCCAACGTAAACTGCAGTATCACGATTCAATCCGTTACCAACCAATGGTCGATATGCACAATGTTTCATGTTTATACCCAACATTTTTACTCCAGTTCCGTCTAAGTGAATATTACGAGACACATTCATTACCCCATAAGGAGTATAAATCTGTGTAATATCTACACCAAAGACACTTTTCTTATTCCCGATACTAAAATCAGCTCTTCCGATAGCATCACCTAAAGTTCCGACTTTTTGTACGTTAGCAGAGAAGTAACCACTTAATTTATGCAACCAATTATATACATCAGTTGAAACCATAAATAAAGTAGCACCTGCATTGTTGTAACGTGGGTCAAGGAAATTGCTCATATCATCAAGAAAATCATCTTGAGCTTTAGTACCTGTTCCACCCATTCCAGAGCCACTAAAGATATTTCCGTAAGATACACAGAAATCAACAGCTCCTTCAGTATATTGAGCTCCATCATTATCAGTTCCTTGAGAACCAAATAACAATGATTGTTCAATATCCCATTTGTGTTCAATCAACTTTTCACGCCAGATTCTTGCAAACTCATTTGGTTCATACTTGAGAACGGTAGCACGTGTTGTGTTATCCATTGCCATAGCAGTTTTCCAAATTTGAGTAAGTCCAAATCCAGTTGAGAAAGGTTGGTCTTTCCAAGAATCTGGATAACCAGTCCCTTGAGCATGAGCTGAACCAACTACATAACATCTTTTCTTTTCAAGATATAATGCTACTGATTTAGAAGAAACATCTACAGCACTTAAAGAAGCTCCATAAGTTGAATAAGATGTTAATTCTATATCAGTGGTACCAGCAGAGCCTTTACTAATTACTTCTGTTTTAAGTATAGTAGCATATGATACAGAAGTTGTATCTACTGATATTACTTTAACAATTAAGTAATCATCTGGAGTAGTGGCGTCTCCACTTGCATCAGTCCAATCTGTCATTACTTCAGACCCATTAAAATTGCTAGAACCAGCAATAATATAAGGAATCTTAACTACAGCATTTGGTAAGAAAAATGCAGGTTGAGTGCCGCTTGCACCGGGAAGAATATCATTTCCAGATTGACCATAAATATTCTGGATATTTCCAGCAGAATTATAATCACCAATCATGCAAAAGTAGTAAATATCACCAGCGTCTACATCTGATTGAGTTACAGTTGCATTACTTCCTGCTAAGGAAGATGGAGCAGATGTTCCATGATTTGATACATAAGCGTATCGTTTGTGATACGAAGGTCTGCGTTCAGTAAATTTGAACTCAGGGTCATCCGTAGGTTTTTTAGCGACTTTAGATACAAATCGGAAGAAAGGGTCTTGAGCAATGTTCAGTTCGGAAACTCTATCCCCAAAATTGTACTTTCGTCTAAGGTCACCAGTAAGTTTACCAGAACCGGCTGACCAACTATCTGGCCCCGCCCCCGGTGTTTCTAAGCTAAATACATCAGCCATTTGTTTACCTCTTTATTTTGAGTTAATGGCCTTCAGTATAATTACATACCAAAAGCCTTTTCTAGTTCGTTGGTCGAACCCAAAATGGCATCAAAAACTGAATCGTCTGGAGATTGTTCAACAGAGGTACTGCCTTGCGTGGCTAATGTACCGGGTTGTTGCTGAACTTCTCTCATTTTATTGTGGACTTCTTGCCTTACGTTATCAGCAATTTTCCCATCCCTATTCTTACGATTCATCAAATAATAAATATCATCAAGTTCAAGAGATTTAGATTTCGCAAATTCTGTAAAATCAGACCATTGTTCATCAGTCATTTCATGACGTGAACGAAAATCGGTCTCCTTCGCTAGTTTTTGGTTTTCTACCCTCTGCCCTTGTAAAGCACCATTCAAACGACGTTGGACAATTCCATCAATCGTTGCTCCTAGCACTTTTGCTGAATCAGATTCAGGTTGAGAAAAAGCATCATCCGCATCGAACGCAAAGTCCTCATCGAGATTCAACTTCTCAGTCATTGTTTGTGGGGTTTGACCTCCACCCTCAAAATAATTCCTCACATGAGTAATTAAATTAGGGTCTTCTCGCATAGCATCAAGAATCGGCATATAAGGTTCAATTTCGGAAAGTTTTCCGTTTAACCTTTTAGCTTCTCTACTTGAATCACTATACCTTTTTTGTAAAGTATCTACTTCAGATACTTCTTCCTGAACTTCTACATTAGGGCTCGTCTGCGTGTTACCGCTTTGTTCCGAGGTTGGTTGCGAAGGTTCATCTATGATTGCACCATTGACTTGTTGGTCTAAGGTTTCAAAGAAATCCTCAGTATTCATGTCCATGACTGCACTTTGTACGTTTGTACTTTCGGGGGCCTCAATGGCGTTACCTACTTGTTCTGACATACTAATCTCCTTTTTAGAGTTTTGTTAATTTACTAAATATGTTTTATAATATTCAAGATTTATTATTGTTCGTTTTCAGAAACATCTTGTTTAGCACTTTTCATATCTGTTTTCATTTGGTCTCGCATTTTCTCAAACTCAACTTTCATCATTCCCCTTAGGAGTTTTTGTTGAGCCTCAGTTTCAAGAACATCTTTTCTTATTTCATTCCCGCCTTTATCAACCTGCATCTTTATTCCAGCCTGTACAAGTTGTCGCTGTAATGTCTCTATAGTTCCGTCTTTATCTTTCACAGCCTCTTCCATAGAAGATACCTGACCTTGTAATTGAGAATAAACAGACTTTCTTTCAATTACTTGTTTCTTATTTCTTATATCAGTTTCAGCTATCATAGCTATATCATCTATTAATCCAGCTTGGAACCATTTAAAATATTCCTCTAATAATGCCCATCTATTTACTGGCATTGTAGCTCCTGCTACTACTCTTACATCGAATCTTGCAGTAGAATAATCCTTAAATCTTCCTATAGCTTCTCCGTAATCATTATATATTTGGATATTAATCTTAACTTCTTTTTCCTGCTCTTGAGGACTTTGCCCAGCCTCGGGTTGAACTATTCTAAATACTTTTTCAACTGAGTAATGTCTTTGAGCAATCATTTGGAAACATCTTCCTAAATGCTCTAATGCAGGTTCAACTATACTTCCCATCCATGCTTTTAATCTCCTAGTCCCAAATTCGTCATTAGCAAGTAAACCTCTATATGTCTCAGTCTGTTGATTTGTGAATCCCATCATAGCAGATGGAACACCACTAATATATTCTACATCGCCTTTACCTTCTTGGACTACAGTATAAAATGCACTATTGATTGGAGCTGGTAATATAGGAGTTGGAGTAGCAAATCCTTGTCTGTATTTTAATAAAGCACCGGGAGATGAAGAATACTTTTCCCACTCATCTTCAGGGACAGCTCCTTCTTCATACATCCATCTAAGATTAGATGCTAAGTTTGCATTATGAAGCATTATCTGATGAGCTTTATTTATTTCTTGTTGCTTTCCTATTAATGGAGTAACTGCACTCATGGGATATGGAGTCCCAGTATACATATAAGGAATAGGAATAATAGGATATT